CCGGGGCTCTCCGTGTGCTTGCGCACGGAATTACAATCTTCCACTGCAACGGCTTTTGCTATGTCCTATACGAAAGATAGTAGCTACCTCGCGTCGCCAACGACCTGGGTCACCAACTCGGCTACGACTTTCCCTCCTTATGCGAATATGACGCTTAGATATCCTTTCGTCATTACTCGCACTAGGACCGGAGATTCAAATCCGAACTGGAAAACTCAGATCGCGCGGCAAGAGAATGCGACTACCGATCTCAATGGGACGTTTGACACCTTTCGGTGTAGCAAAGGTGAAGCCGAAGTAACCTGGAAAGGTTACTATGGTAATGCAAACCCAGTCGACAAATCTAAAGTTGTTGGCGACATCTTAGGCAACAACGTTAGCGCCGCCTGGGTCCCTGCTATCACCACCACTGTTGCGGATAACCGCGCCCTGATCGCCTATCTCAAAGATGTCTCAAACAAGAAGTCCAGCTTTAACGGGCTGACCTTCATGGGAGAGATGAGAGAGTCGTTCAGAATGATCAGACATCCTCTTCAGGGACTCGCGAACCTTGCCAACTCGTGGATCAAGCGAGCTGGAAAGGCAAAACGAGATTCTCCAAGAAATTGGAAGAAGAACCTGAGTAGTTTGTGGCTTGAACAAGCTTTTGGTTGGCAACCACTCGTCAATGACGTTAACTCCTTCTACAAGACCTACAAGGAACTGCATGACAGAAAAAGTCAGCTGCCCGTGTCTGGTTTTGGAAAAGAGGAGATGGTTGTTCGCCAGCACTTGAATGGACCTTACTTAGAATACATTGATGGTCCAAACTCGTGCTTAGCGTACGTATACTACCTGGCCTCGAAAGAGATCGCGGTAGTTAAGTACCGAGGCATGGTCAAGCTTAAGTCCACTGGAACCCTCGCTGGTACGCTTGAGCCGTTCGGATTTTCCTTCGAACAGTTCATACCAACAGCTTGGGAGTTACTTCCGTGGTCTTTTCTGATCGATTACTTCACCAATGCTGGTGATGTAATCACGGCTGGCAGTGTTCACCGCGGGGACATTGCGTGGACCAACAAGTCTACGGTTGTGATTACTACTTCACAACTTAACGGCTCGTTGTACACCAATGCTCAAAATAATTCTCTCGGCGGTAACTTCATTGCTAGTTCGGGCGGGCCAGTCGAAGCGCTGGCAACGAGGAGAAGGGTTAACCGATTGCGTTTCACGCCGTTAGGGATTCCCACTTTTACTTTCGAAATTCCGGGCCGTCCGGCCCAGTGGGCAAACATGACTGCGTTATTCGCTTCGGCTGCCTCAATCCACCCTCAACGGTACCGACGGTAGCCCTCTTAAAGGTGCGTACTTAGGTACTTATTCAACTTCCTTTGGAGTAAACATGGCCTTCACTCTGACTACCCCTGTTACGGGGCAACCTCAGACCGGGTTCACATCACCGACGTACACTATCGCCAGTGACACGCCGCCCGCAGTTAATGCGAAGCAGTATGTCATCACGGCACTCGGTGGTACTCAGGCGGGCGCTTCAGCTTCGTCAGTTTCATCTCCCTTCACGGTGTCCATGTTCAGGCCGGCTGTTTTTGCTTCTGCAGGCCAGCTGGACGGAAACAACGTGTTGAGAGGTGTTGGATACAATGATTATGCAATCATTGTGCGAAAGGGCATGGTTCCGCTTGCGGGCCAGCCGCCTATGTTGGCAACTTTCACACTCAAGATGCATATTCCAGGCGGTGCAGATTCTGTATCGTCTGGGGCCGAAATCCGAGCCGCGTTGTCCCTTCTCTTTGGCGCTGCAGTACAAACTAGCGCCGGGATTGGTGACACTCTCGTCTCGGGCGTTCTCTAACAAAGAGAACCGACCTAACTGTACCACGGATTAGCTATCCGTAAACTGAGGAGTAAATTATGCGCCTAAATGCTGAGGAACTCGACTCATTGCTCAAGCTTGATCTTGAAGCTGCGGGCTTTTATCCTGACCCAGATGATAGCGTAAATGCTATCAGAAACATCCCTTGGGATGAATCCGACTGGGAAAGGGTCAAACGCCGCATCGCTAGCGCTAGCCTAGTTAAGTCTCTGACAAAGAAGTACCATCAGGACGAAACTGACGACGCTCGTGATGCACTTGCACTAGATGTATTTATCAAGTGCAACGAGGCCTGCCGTAGCTACGGCGGACTTCATCCGCAGACAGTCGAAGAAAAGATGATCGTAGCTGAGATGAAAAATATCATCTACGATTTCTTCAATCCGTGCCCGGGATTCGTTCCGGTCACTAAGATTGACGATTTCACGCTTTTCCGAGACCGTGAGCTCCACCTCTTGAACCTTTCCGACATTGCTGATCGGTTTGGTTTCGGGGGTGGCGCTAACATCGGTGCTAGCAGTACTGATAGTTATACAAAGTACTGTAACTCCGATATGTCCTTCACGGATCCAGCCCTGCTTGTTTTATACAAGCACGCTATCTCTGGTCTAAGCCTATTCCCTGCTATTGAAAGATTCAGGGAGGCGAATTACATGACCAAAGAAGTGCAGGGCAACAAGCTGTCCTTTGTGCCTAAGTCGGTTTCGATTTCGCGCACAATATGCACCGAGCCAGTTTGTAATATGCTCTTTCAAAAGGGCATAGGCATACTGATGGAAGAACGCTTAGCCGAATTCTTTAATATCGACTTTGCGCGTCAACCGTACAGAAATGCCGCTATGGCTCGTAGGGGATCAATCACGGGCAGGTTTGGAACTATCGACCTGACTTCCGCGAGCGATACCATTTCTCTGAGGCTAATCGAAGAACTCCTACCTCCGGAGCCAAGAAATTGGCTTCTTAAGGCGAGATCTCCGAAAACCATCCTTCCAGATGGAACCCTCATAGAGTTGCATATGATATCAAGTATGGGAAACGCTTTCACGTTCCCCTTGCAAACCTTGATATTTAGTGCCCTTATCGAAGCGGTTTATCGTGTCTTTGATTTAAAGCCACGAAGGGGTGAAGACAGGAATTACTCTGTCTTCGGAGACGACATCATTGTGGAAGCCCTGGTTTATGAAAGGGTAATCCGCATGCTGGAGCTCCTTGGTTTCACCCCAAACCGTCTAAAGTCCTTCAATGAAGGACCCTTCCGAGAGTCGTGTGGCAATGATTATTATCATGGCTACAACGTGCGCGGAGTTTATTTAAAGAGACTCCTTACGCACGGTGACTACTACGTTGCAATCAACCGGCTGAACAAGTGGTCTTCCTTGCACCGCATCCCTTTGATCGGCCTCATCACAAAACTCTCTCAAGGTTGTGGGAACTTGTTGGTCCCATACCATGAGAGCGATGATGCCGGTATTAAGGTTCCGTTCCGAAACGTAGAGTGGAAACTCAAACGTGACGAGAACGGCTCAACCAAGTATAAATACTTGGCTGTGAAGCGGAACGAGGTACGACTGCCTGATGCTAGCCAGTTCGAGTGTGATGCAATCCTGCAAGCTAGGAGGATACGCAGATTTATGCGTCGCTTCCGATACTTGCCTGATGGCATCATGCTCGCGCTACTTGCAGGGTGGCTTAGGCGCGGTAAATTGGTTCTCCGTCCGAAAGGACGGCCAAAGACCGAGCTAAGGGTAAGAGTATGTCCTGGTTGGGACAGCTCTATACCTACCTACGCTGAGAAGCGTAGGTTCGGCGAGGACTGGAAGGACCTCGTCGAACTCAATCTTTCTTACAGCAATAAGATTGAGTCCTCCTGGCTAAGCAGTTAACTTAGCAACCCTGGG